GCAGGCGATCTCCCTACCGACTTCATGATCGCGTGGATCGACGTCGAGAGCGGCGGCAATCCGTGTGACTACACCAGCCTTCGCGAGTCGGGGATCTCACAGCTGATGTACCCCGACAACTTGAACACCGCGCACACGACCGAGGCTGCGCAGCATCCCGTGCCACCGTGTGTCGCCGGTACCTCGTCGAGCGCGTCGTACAGCTCGCTCTCACCGTCGCAACAAAACGATCAAGTGCAGGGGATGGTCACGTACGTCAACGCGATGCGCGCGAACGCACATGCGCAGCTGCAAGCTGTCGGCATCGACTGGGACGAGAGCACGGGCGACTTCTGGAAGCTCGTCAAGATGAACCACGTGGCACCCGCGACGATCCCGCCGGCTCTACAGGCTGCGCTCGCGGTCAACGGGGCTCCTCCACCCGACTGGGCCACGTTCGCGCAGTTCGCGAGTGCCAACGGTGTGCCCGCCGCGTGGCTGTCGAACGCGTCGAAGGTCGGCGCGTGGGGCTCATCCAGCGGTGTGTCGCTCGCCGACTACTCCGACATCCTCATCGACCAGATCACGAGCCCGTTCTCGAGTGCGCTCGGCCGCGTCATGCTTGGGGTACTGGCGCTCGGAGGCGTGGCGCTCGGGGTTTGGTGGTATAGACGACGCAGCCACCAGCGTGTGGCGCATGCCGTCTGATGGAAGATCTTGCCCAGTGGGCGCCTTGGGTCCTCGCCGTGTTGTTGGTAGCCGGCACAACCACCTACCTTTGCTGGCCAAAGCGAAGGAAGTGAGTTAGTGTCGAGCTAGATGACGCCGAAGCCCATTTCACCCAAGTGCTGCACTCGGCCCATCGTGCGTCCCCAGCCTCCGAAGACGCCGATGCGGCCGGTGACTCCACGACCGATCGCCCGTCCTCGCTGAACCTTCCAAGGAGAACGTCATGGCCCGTCGTCGCCGTCACAAGAAGCGCAAGATCACCGCCTGGAACCGGAAGTTCGGCGCCGCTGCGCGCGCGTGCTTCAAGGAAGGCCCGACGTCGGGCAAGATGCTCGGTAGCTGCGTCAAGCGTCGACTCAAGGGTCGCTAAGCGCCAGTCCGACAGGGTAAGTTGTACTCATGGACCCTGTCGAGTTGACCACGACACTGAAGGTGTATGGCCCTCTGGGGGTCATGACCCTTCTCTCGGTCCTCGCGTGTATCAAGCTCTACCGCGATCGCGAAAAGGAGCGGAAGCACTCCGAGGATCGGTTGTCCGCTGAGCGCGAAAATTTCGCGTCACGCGAGAAAAAGCTGCAGGACGAACTGAAGACGCTCGAGGAGCGTTACGTCACCAAGGCAGAGTCTTGGATGTCCAAGTACGAAGACTTTGCGAAGGCCGCAACACAGGTTGTGGATGCCGCCATGCGGCGCTACCGTGGGGATGGAGGCCAAGGCCATGGACGTGAGTGACGAGGTTGCCTTCGCGCGTGAGACGGTCTCGAAGTCGCTCCCCAGTCTCACCCGCCCGCGTCTACAGACCGCTCGCGAAGATCGGCTCGAGGAGATCGAACGCCAGACCGCGAAGTGCTACGCCGGTATGGAGAGTCTCACCAAGCAGCTCCGAGACGTCGCGTCCAAGCTCGAGGATCCCATCCCCGAGCCGATCCACGACGCCATCACCTCGCAGTCGTGGGACAAGGACGAAGACTCGCTCGTCGAGAGCGTCGATGGCCTCAAGCGCGCAGCTCTGACGAAATGAGCTACCGGATCCTTCCCTCGTAATACACCGCGTAGACAGGATCGACTCGCCCGCCACATGACGAGCACAGCCTAGTCATCGTCGAGACGAAGAACAGACGCTCGCTCGCAGGCACACGCACTGCGCATCGTCGACATGCGACGTTGGGCTCGTTCATGACGGTGGAAATACGCGATCGCAGCGATGGCTACCTATCTGCTTCTGTGGGCCCTCGTAAAGAGAATCCAGATGGGCTGCGACTCTGTCGATCGAGTCGCCAAACCTCTCAAGAGCGATTCGTGCGTACGCGACGTCGAAGATGTGTCTGAAGCATCCGCGTCGATAAAGCTCGGTCATGCCGTTGTAGTTACCAACCCGCCGCATTCCTTCTGCGACCTCCGCAGATTTTTGAGCTGCGTTGTTGCTACAGGAATGCTTCTTCATCGGTTGGTCGCCATCGCAGCGTTGAGCAAGTTGTAGATTATCAGCGCTTCGCGCCGAAGATGCGATCGCCGTAGCGTTTGATGAACTTGATCTCGGCTGCCATGATCGCCAGCGACATCGTCTCGCCACGCCCTACGCAGTCGTCGTCTCCATACTGTGCAGTCACGGTCGCATCGAGACCGAGTTTTCGCGCGAACGCTTCGATTTCAGCCTGGCCATGGAGCTTGTCGGCGGGCACGCCGATCCCGAACGTCGCGCAGTAGAGCCCGATACCAGGCGCCCACCACACGCGCAGATGTGGCATCCCCATCTCGGCGTGCCGAGCCTGCAGATCCATGATCGTGGTGTCATCGGTGACGACGCTATCGATGCACCTCATCGGTTGGTCGCCATCGCAGCGTTGAGCAAGTTGTAGATGTCGCCTGGTGGCAGCGAGCCCTCGTAGCGCGCGGGAAAGCCAACCTTGGGCAAGAGCAGCGTCGTGGGCAGGTTGCGGATCTGGTGCTTGTCCGCCATCGCCTGCACGTCGGGATCCTTGCTCGTCGAGTCGTAGACGAACACCGGGATCTGACCTGGCGAGAGCGCGACGCCATCCTGATAGACCACGAACGGGATTCCGAGCTGCTGATAGCCCTCGATCTGCTTGTAGACGCGCGGCAGATACTCGTGGCACGCAGGGCAACCGGGCATCGCGAAGATCACGATCGCGACGTTGATCCCTGCAAGTGGGTCAGCCGGCACCCGACAAACCTAGCACGAGGGTCTGACAGCTAGCGGCGCTTGGCCTGCGTGTGACGTTTGGCGAGCACGGCTCCAACGCCCACGCCCAAGCCGAAGAGAAGCCACGTCGGCCACGACAGACCCGTGAGCGCGGCGGCGCTCGGGTTCAAGAGGAACGAGTCGCACAGGCTCGTTGACGAGTTCAGGAAGTAGCCCGGCGGGCAGTTGCCACCAGCGCCGGGCATGACCGAATCACTCAGCATACTCGGCCTCCGCTACTTCGTCGTGGTCGTCGTGTTCACCGTGTTCGCCATGGAGTTGGAGCTTGGGCAGAAGCGGCAGATTCTTGCGACGGCGGTAGATCGCGTAGCCGACGCCTGCCACGATCACGAGGCCCAGGAGCGGCCACCACTTCGCCGTCCACGCCAGGATCCGCGCCGTCCAGTTGACCGCTGTCGCGATGCCTTCGACCGCGTTGACGGCAGCCTTGCCGACAGCGACGGCCGCACCCACGATCGACTTGACGAGCCCCCACAGGATGTCGAATGCGGTTTGGAAGTCGGCGAGGGCAGCAACCCACCAGGGCTCGATGCACCCAACGACGTACGCGACGACCATCGCGTTACTCGCCGAGTTCATCGCGTTGATCACCCACTGCTTGAAGCTTGGCGCCGAGACGACTGTCCCCGATGCGTCGGCTGAGTTCGCAGCGTTCAGGTAGTCGATCGCTTGCTGGCCGTGGTTGGCGAGGTCGTCGGTGGCGTTGAGCAGATCGGTCTGGTTGAGGTTTGGGAGTGCAGCCGCTTGCTGGACAGCGGTGTATGCCTGTGTGGTCAGCGTCTGGACGGCACTCACGACCGTTCGAATCTGATCGGACGTGAACGTGTCCGGTGGATTCCAGTTCGCCGCGACGTCCGCTGTCTTGGCATCGTTGGGCGCGGTGATCAGATTGCCGGCATCGACGCACGACTGCACTGAGGAGCCAGTGGCGTAGCCAGCTTGCTGGCAAGCTGATGCAACGACGTTATAGAGCGCGTCGCCTGGTTCGAGATTGGCGCACACCGTCGCGATGTCGTCTCCAAGCATCCCTTGGAGTGTATCACCAAACCCGCGTTACTTGATGGCTTTCAGCTTGGCGTGGAAGTCGAACTTCCCGTTCCAGTAGTGGTTGAAGTAGAGGTTGCGGACCTCGTCGACGCGCGCGTTGAGGCCTTGGTCGTAGCTGAACATCGACTCCCCGACGAAGTCAGCTCGGATGTTGTAGTGGCTCAGCTTCTGGTCGATGCGCCACTGCTTGGAGAAGTACGACAGGGTCGCCTGAGGGATGAAGCGCCTGTGCGTCGGGTCTTGGAATGCGCGATCGGACTGCAGCGAAGGCCAGATCAAGTGCAGCCACCCACCAGGCTCGAGGATGCGATAGCACTCGTCGATCCAGCGAAACAGCGCGTCTTGGCCCTCGCCCCACGGCGCTGGCGAGCCATCTTGATGGACCTCGATCGCGGGGATGTGCTCGATGAAGTGCGACGCGTTCAGCTCGGCCACCGAGTTGTCTGCGAACGGCCACGGATAGCGAAGCAGGTTGACCTGATGCTTGACGCCGGGGCCTTGGACGTTGTCGACGCCCTCGAAGCCCTCGCGCACGTTCTGGCCGCAGCCCAGGTCGAGCTTGAGTTTGGAGGAGGACGCCATCACGAGCTTCACAGGCTCTTTGGCGCCGTGGCATTCAGGGAACGGCTTGCCGCTGCCGCAAGGACACGGGATCGCCGCAACGAGATCAGCTCCACTCATAGCCCGAGCCATTTCTGATTGCACAGGTACCATGCAACCGTTTTCTTTAAGCTCTCGTCGAGGTTCATCGGGCGTTTCCAGCCAAGGGTCTCGATCAACTTGTCCGAGAGCGCGTATCGGAGGTCATGCCCCGGCCGCTCAGAGTGAAAATCGGTGAGTTCGTACAGGAGTGGCTTGCCGATGAAGCTCGCGATCATCTGTGCGAGATCAAGATTGGAGATCTCACGCTCGCCGCAGACGTGGATCTTGAGTGGCAATGCCCCCGCAGCATCCAGATCACGATCGATCAAGAATCCGAGAGCATGTGCGAACGTTCGGCAGTGCAAGTAGAACCGAGTGCCCGCGAACGTCTTGGTGGCATCAGCGTGGATGAACACCTTCTCGCCTTGCAGCACATGACGGATAACGAGCGGGACATATTTTTCGGCGTGCTGGCGCTGACCTATGAGGTTCATCGACACGAGGATGGTGACGGGTAGCTTGTACGTGTTCGCGTAGGCCATGCCCAAGCACTCGCCACCAGCCTTGGCGGCAGCGTAGGGATTGGCAGGGCGAAACGGCGCCGACTCGTCAAAGCCTGGCTGATCGAATGCCGCTGGACCGTAGCACTCGTCCGTAGAGACCAAGAAAATCCGACGAGGAGGCTGAGCACGGCCCTTTAGCCACCATAGAAGATGATGTGTGCCGATCACGTTGCTCTGCAGGAACGGGAACGGATCGCGGATCGAGTTATCGACGTGTGTCTCGGCAGCGGTGTGAATAACGTAGTCGATCGCGCCTACCTCGCGATCGATCCCTTCAGGGATCGGTTGGCTGAGGTCACAGCCGAGCACGTGCACACGCCCCGCGGTGAGCGCGGAGATCTCGCGCAGTCGATCGAGCCCGCTCGAGGCGTATGTGAGCTTGTCGAGCACGACGATCTCGGCACTCGAGTTCTTCATGAAATGCTCGACGAGGTGAGATCCGAGGAAACCGGCGCCACCAGTGATAAGAATCCGCATCAACGATCCTTCCTAATATACTTCGCCGGTAGACTCGTCGAGGTGACCCACGCGTACGCGAAAGTCGATGGCGAAGCGTTTGCCTGCAGCGAGAGCGGTTTTGCAAAAATACAAGTCTTGGGTCATCAGCTCGACGCCCTTACCTGGGATGACGTCGTTGGCTGTGACGAACCAAGGCGCAGGGACCTCGCGGAACAGCTGCAAGCGGTAGAGCGAGCAGCCCATCGCGATCCCGTTGACGGGCATGATGAGCCCACGCGTGAGAGCCTCTCGAGGATCGCGAGGCGTGAACTCGAGCTTGCCCGTCGCTCGTAGGACTTCGGGATCGCCGTAGGCCATGGGCATGTTGATGTCGCCCTTGGTGAAGTAGATCCCGCCGACCGCGTCGAACTTGCCCGCCTCGATCGTCTCGAGCAGCCGCACGTGAGCATCCGGTGGAGGCAGGTTGTCTGACTCCAGGGTCAAGATGTACTTCCACGTCGACAGCTCTGGGTTGTCGAGGATCATCTTGATGGTGTTGGTGTAGGCGACACCCACCTCGTCGTTGATCACGAACAGCCACAGTCGCTTTTGATTCATCGGCGCGATGAGGCTCTGCCACGCCGAGACCACTCGGTAGTGGATCATCGACTTGCGGCTGGGGACGATGATGATCGTCGAGTTGTCCTGGTAGGTCGTCCCCGTCAGGACAGCCGCGCGCTCGAAGGCCTTCCCACTGAAGTGGGCCGCTACCTCTTCGATCGCCTTGCGCTGAGCTTCATCAGCCACATCCTGCTAGGTATCAAGCCGGTCTGACAGTTTGCGGCTATCGGATCACGGCGCGCAGCCCGTGGGCGTCAGTAATGTGGCCGTGGCAGCTGCATACGCTTGTCCCAGCGGGATCAGGCTCGAGGCTGGGTAGTGCAGATGATCGGCGTTGAGCGGATACGGATCCTGATCGACCATCGCGACCGCTGCACCCGGATCGCCCTGGGCGAAGGCTTCCTGCGCCGCGCGCACGTCGGCGACGTCGACGCCAGCCGCAGCTGCGTTGAGCCGGCCGTACACGAACGCAAAGTCATTGCCTAGGCTCTCGTGCAGCGCGGTCGTGAACGCATTCAGGTTGGCCAGATACGCTTTCGCGTCGGTCGTGTCACGCGCGTCGTTCTCGCCCTGCACCCATTCGATCGCCGCGAGCGTGCCGCCGGTAGCCGCGAGCGTCGCTTGTACGTGCGAGACGAACTGCGTGTAGAGGTCCGTCGGCTGCGAACTCGGGTAACTATCGCTGGGCAGCCAGTAGCTAGCGAGCGAGGTCGATGCGACGGCGAACTTGTCGATCGTCCACATGCCATCGCTCAGCGGCAGCGCCTCCGCGACCGCGCGCCCGAGCGACATCTCGATCCCTAGATGATTGGACTGGATCATCCGCAGCTCGCCTCGCGCGCCGACGTTCCACGCCGGTGGATCGGTCGGGTTATCCGAGACGGCCCACAGTCCACCGATGGCGGCGTTCGGCAAGGTCAGCGCGATCTCGCTCGGATCGGTCAGCGTGGTCGCGTCGCCTTCCCCCATCGCATTCGACTGTCCAGCTACGACGATCACGCGTGGCCCGACGGTTGGCATAGGCACGCACGCTGAACCAGCGCTTGATGGAACCGTAGCGACATCGCCCACAGATGAGCCGGGCGGTATCGACGGCCCAGTTGGCGCGGAATCGATAGGCGTCGCACAACCGACGAACGCAACACCCACGACGACAAGAAGGAAGCGAGCCATGGTCACTCAGTAATGCTTAAGTCATGCCATGGCCTATGTACCTAATATCATTTAGCTAAATTGGTGTCAATCCTGTGAATTATCGGCTACGCCGTGGCAGCGGACGACCATGTACCACTCGCAGGTGGAGTTGTCGTCGCGCGCACACTGTAGGTTTGCCGGCTCGCGTAGCCCGCAGCGATCGCATCCTCGGTGAGATCGACATCAAGCACGAGCGCGCTCTGGTCGAGTTCGGTGGACGCACGAGGTGGAGCATGAGCAACCACCCGTGCTGGTAAGGCAACCGAGGCAACCTCGTCACAACAGCACGCTCGTCCTCCACACACGTGGGCGATCACCAGATGAAACGTGACCACGGTACCGATCGCGGGCAGTGGAATTGCGAGAGTCGTCATATCACCTCGATCGTCAGCTGGATATGGGTCTGCGGCGTGGCTGGTGCCACGCTCTTGGTGACGTCAGCCGAGATCAGGTCACCCGCGACCGCGGTAACATTGTGGGTTGTGTCGTTGCCCGACGTCGCTGTGTTGAGCACGCCGAACGTGACCACGGTGTCCGCGCCGTTTTTGCGAACCGTGTACGTGTTCGTGCCGCCGCCGACGCCCGCGGTGAACTTGCCGTAGAAGTTGCGCAGCCGACAGGATCGGGTCGCGGTCCACTGGATCTCGGTCGTGGTCTCGGCAGCCAGCGCAGCGCCACCGGGCGCGAAAAACATCGCGCTGGTCGCAGTCGAACCTGATGCTGCGCCCATGGCGACGTCATCGCCACCGATCCCGAGCCATCCAGCGCTGCCACCGGACAGGCCCGATCCAGTCTCCTTGTAGAACAGGGTCGTTGCCTGACCACCTGCAGTGTTCGAGCACAGAGATCCCACAGGCGCAGACACATCGCCGCCTGGGCCCGCCGCGACGTCGATCATCGCGATCTGCGGCCCAGGCCCCGCGGGGCCGCACCCGGTGCAGCCGACGTGGTTGGGCGGCAGCTCGACGGTATCGCCACTCGCGACCACCAAGTTGTCCCCGGCGTAGCGCCAGCCGTTGACGTATACGCCTCCTCCACCGGCGATGAACGCGATCCCCACACCCGTTCCACCATTGCGGACGAAGTTGCTCGCGACCTGACAATTTTTCTGGTTGGCAGGCGAGGCTGAGATCGCAAGCGTGTTGGTGACCGTGTTGTCCGACACCACGAGATTGCCGACGAACGACGTTAGATCACTCTGGTTCGCGACCGCGCGCGCGAAGATCATCGTCGTACCAGCAGCCCCCGTGCTCTTGCCCGTGACGATATTGCCCGAGAACAGTAGATCATTCCATGACTCGAGATGCACCGCATCGGTGCAGTCTTCGCCACGGATCAAATTGTCGGCGATGACGCCACGGATCGGCGAGGCAGACGCGCCTTGGGGCTCCATCAGTAACGCCGTCAGAATCGTCGACGTCTCGGCGTTGTAGAGCACGTTGGCCGCAAATACGCAGTCCTCGTTGTCTTCGATGACCTCGAGCGCGCCTTGGGTGTCTGCCGAATCGGTCGACGTCATGGTGACGATGTTGCCGATGAACGCGCATGCCTGAATTAGGCTGCCGAACAGGTTGCCACCGTTGGTGATCGAGTTGCACGCCACGACGATTCGCTGCGCGCGTGATGCGCCCGACACACCGCCGATCGAGATGCAAATCGCAATTCCTTGGTGATCAAACTGATTGCCGTAGATCAGCCAATCGGTGACTGCACCTACGCCAGTGGGCTCGAAGTCGATCGCCTGGTCATGCGAGCCGGTGAACCAGTTGTAGTAGACCGAGTTCTGAATGCAGCCGCGCTGCACCGAGATGCACGAGCGCGCGTCGAGCGCGAGCGTGCCAGTGTCTACGCAGTTGAATACATTGTAACGGACGCGCAGCCCTTGCACCTCGCGGCCGACCTCACCGATGTTGCGTACGGCATCGCCCACCGGCGCGCCGAAAAAGCACTCCTCGATCGTGATGTCGATCGGGCCTGAGCCAGTGGGATCGGTCGCGATGCCCTCGGGCTGGAGGACGTGAGTCTGCGAGCCTTGATCGGTGACTTGCTCGGCATCGAAAAACAGATTGACGAATCGGCAGCTCGCGGTGAAGTCGTGCAGAAGGAACATCGTCCAGTCAAAGCCGTGTGCGCTCCCCACCATGCGCAGCTGCGAGACAATGCCATCGCCCAGAAAGATCGTGTTGGTTAGGCCGTCGACATCGAACGAGTAGATATCGCTGCTCGAAGCCGAGCGATAGATCGCGAACGCGCCGGGCGGCACATAGATGATCCCGCCACCAACAGCCTTGGCCGCAGCGATCGCGGCCTCGATCGCGGCACGGTTGTCGGTCGTGCCATCGCCCACGGCGCCGAAGTCACGTACGATGTTGAACACGCGCAGGCCGACGAGGTTCTGCAAGCTCCAACCTGCAGCGTCGGGCGTGCCAGTCTTCTGGTAGATCTGATGCGCGGATCCGTTGCCCAGGAGCGCGGTCGAGCCAATCGGTGCGGGCAGGCCACCGCCGATCATCGGATCGGTCGTCGTGTGCATCCAGCGCACGAGATCGGTCTTCAACTGATCGCAGGCGAGGTCGACAGGCGCGGCCATGACGATCGCTGGCTATGCCAGCTCCACAGTAGCCGTTACATCGGACTGGCCCGCCGCGACGCCACCCGACTTCGCGCACGAGACCGATAACAGATCACCAGCCACTACGGTCACGCTGTGCGTGACGTCCGATGCTGCGCCAGCGCTGGTATTCGCGATCGTGGTCGTGATCGTGGTGTCCACACCGTTTTTGCGCACGGTGTACGTATTGGTGGCCGCGCCTGTGCCTGCGACCGCGACTGCGATGTAGAGGCTGCGCAGCGTGCCGGGCCGGGTCAGCGTCATCTGCAGCTCGGTCGCAGACAGGGCCGCGATCCATCCTGGTGCGAGATAGCCCGCAGCGCCCGATGTTCCGGTGTCGCCCGTGCCAAATACAATCGGCGCGCCGCCGATCCCGATCCAGCCAGTCGATCCTGTGCCGGACTCCTTGTAGTAGACGACCGTGCCGGGGCCACCATCGCTGCGCAGGAATATCGACCCGACGCGAGCGGTCACCACGCCTTCGGGCGATCCCGCACCCGAGAACAACTGAGGCCCAAACGTGCCAGCGTTGAGGCCGATCACTGGGATCACCGCAGCTGCGCCGGTGTTGTGGTAGTCACCAACCGCGGAATCGAAGTTGTTCGCTGCCCACATGATCTGACCCGTGAATGCGCCCGCGCCCGCGTCGTCGAATTCGATGCCGTAGTCGATCTGCGTTCCGGTGTTGCTCATCACGCCAACGTTGACGACGTTGGAGCCGTTGACCAAGAGGCGCACGCCTGCGGCGAATGATCCCGCAGCCGCGGTGATCTGGTTGCCCTGCACGAGCATGTTGTCGACCGCAGTAGTGACGGCCTGGATGTCGATGCCGTATGCGGTCGACACGCCCGCGTTGCTCGATCGGCCGATGTTCTGGCCGATCGAACACGTCGACGCGTCGATCGCCTGCACGAAGCCGGCCGCGGTCACTTCGTTGACCAGGACATTGTTGCCGATGCGGCATCGCGTGGGCGAATTGCCGCCGGACGCCTCGAGCGATACGCAAAACCCCGCACTCGATCCCGAAGCTCGATCCATCGCGTTACCCGAGACCACGACATCGGTCACCGAGCCGAACAGTCGCCACGAGCTATTGCCGCTCGCGAACACGCCCGAGGTCTGGACGTTGCCCAGCATCGACGCAAACTGGATCGCCGAGCCTTCGACGAAGCCGCCCAGGATCACGTTGTGCGCCATCACCAGGCGCGTCAAGAGCGCCGCGGGGCCGTTGAGCTGGATCGCGAGCTTGTCGGTGCCGGTGTGGTTGATCTGGTTGTTCAGGATCGAGAGCGCGTTGATCGTCACGTTCGAGGTCGTGTCCACGACGATCTCGCGCGTGCAGTCGGTCATCTCGTTGCCGGTCACCTGGACGAACGACACGCCTTGCTGCACGTGCACGCCGTAGCGGGCGATGCCGTTGAGCGTGCAGTCACTGACCCAGCAGCGCGAGATCGGATCGCCACCCGAGCCCGCAAGCAAGATACCGTCACCGGCGCCAGCAACCATGCCGGTCAACCGACAGCGGAAGAACTGCAGATCCGCCATCGCGCCACTGACCGCGCCTGCGTTGATCAGATGACACCCGGTCGTAGGGTTGGTGAGGCCCGCGCCCGACAGGTTCAGGCTATCGAGCCGGATCTGCGAAGACACACCATCGATCTGAACCAGTGACCAGTCGGCCGATCCAGCGTTGCCGGTCTGCGTGATCTGTGACGCCCAACCCTGACCGACCAGCTGCACGCCGACCGCGTTGCGAAGGAGCAGCGAGTAGCCGTTGCTGGCGTTCTGGCTGACCGCGTAGTTGCCACGTGGGAAGTACACGACGCCTCCACCAGCCGCGACACACTGATCGATCGTCGCCTGAATCGCGGCGCGATCGTCGGTCGTGCCATCACCTACGGCGCCCAGGTCGCGCACGTTGAACCACTCGAACGACTGGACAAGCTTTTCCCAGGCAGTCGCGCTCGCGCCAGTCTTGGACCACACCGAGCCCACACCAGCGATCTGCGCGCCGTAAAGCGATCCCAGCTGAGCTGCGACGCCTCCACCAGCACTGGGATCGACTGCGCCAGACAACAGCTCGACCAGGCCCAAACGAACCCGGTCAGCAGAAAGTGGCACAGGCGCAGCCATTCAGTTCCTCGCTAGTATGAATTCAAATACATCACCAGCCGATGCTGCGGCAGACAAAGCCAGTACAAAACTGGCTCCAGTTTGGCTGTCGATTGCCATGCCATAGAAAAACGTTCTGGCACCTTGTCCAGAGACCACCTGATAGTTGCCATCAGGCTGAGCTGGGGACACAGGTATTACAAGATTGGCAAGATCTGGCTCGAGCCCGGTCACCGTGTATCTAAACGTCTGAGTATGTCCAGACCCGCCTCCACCGCTTCCACCCTCGGCGACCCAGAAGGGGTTGGGAGTCAGAAACGTCGTTTGAACGTTCCCGAAGGCTCGCTCAGGCGAATACAGCAAGAACAACCACAGATTAAGTGTCTGTGGGACGGTATCAGTATTCTCAACAGTAATTGTAAAAGCGTCTCCAGCAACAAAACTGAAATTCGTGTTATCTGGAAACAACAGATCAGGGACTGTAGGCAACCCGTTAACGTTGATCGAGTGCGCTAGCGTAGCCTGCCCACCTGCGGGTACGGCCACGAACGTCAAGACTTGATGAAGTCTCGTGGTCACGATGTGCCCCGAAACATGACGGCGGGAAACAGGGCCGCATTAGCGCCCACCCTTGCGTAGTTCACGTTGCTGACAGCTACCGTCGCAGGAAACGCAGATGAGTTCGTGGTCATAAACCCATCCAGAAACGCTTTCGTCTCTATGCCATCATAGGCAGCTATCTCCGCGACTACCTGATTACGTCCAACCAAAGACACCGACTGACTGAGTGCTGTCGAGACGTACGCCGCTAATAGGTAATCCCCAGGAGTGATGCTATACGCAATCGGGAGCGTCCTATACCTGAATAGGGACATCCCGCCATACTCGCTGGAGGCGCTCGTATCGCTTCCACTGGTCCACGACACCTGTCTTGACCCAGACGCTGCTAGATTGGCTGTGCCACCAGACATTGTATAGATCGCCAGCATCTGGGTATAGGAACCCGCCAACGAACTACCGTTTACTGATGAAAATCCATTCAACAGCACAGCGTCTGTAGCTGACAAGTACACAGGCATCGAAGCGCGATGGAAAGAAACGATCCCTGTGTTGATGTTCCAAGTTTGGAGGTAGTCCAGCTCTTTCCAAATCGATACGCTGTAACCAGAAGGGCCCGCAGATGCCGTGACCGTCGAGCCATTCATCCCGAACGAGACGTTGTTCGAGTTCGAGAACACCACCGTGCCCGACGAGACCGACGACGCCGACGCGGAGATCGCGAGGTTGCCTCCCCCCGATCCGCCGGTTCCGCAGTCTGCAATCTCCGCTGGTGTCCTCATCTATCCCTCGTCAGTCCTCGTCAGTCGTAGGCCGAGAAACGATAGGAGACGTTGGTGTTGTTGTCGGAGGTCGTGATGTAGATGTTGATGTAATCGGCGTAGACGCCGCCCTCGTTGCAGAACGAGAGCACGACGGGCGTGTTGCCAGGAACTGCGGCATCGCTGGCGTCAACAGGCTCCTCGAGCACATTCAGAACCGCTGCCCGCGTGATGCCGATCGGGCTCGGCGGGACGCGCAGCGCGCCGATCCGCACGCTGTAGGTCGTGCTCGAGCAGTTGACGAGGATATGCATCGTCTTGCGGCCGAACGTCGCGATCTGAGCCACGAGCTGATTGGTGCCCATGGGCCACAGCCCCACGATGTCGTTGCCGCACATCAGAGGCAGACGCTTGGTCGGTGGAGGAATCACCGGCGCTTTGAGGTAGAGATACAAGTGCAGGAAAGGCTCGACGAAGTCGTTGAAGCCGTTGATCAGCCCGAGCGTCTGTGCATTTCCAAGCGCGTCGGTGTACGTCGCTGGGTAGGTCGTCGAGTTGACGAGGCCATCCGCTACCGGATTCTGAACAGGAAAGCCTGCGTCCCCGTTCTGGATGTCCGACGACCAGAAGTACAACGGATTCATCTGGAACATCGCGTACGTCGGGTTCACCAGCGTCGACTTCACGTTGGGATTGCTCGGCACCGAGAGGATGAGCGGCGCATCAAGCGAGACGCCTCGCACGCGCTCGGTAGGGATCGCCGGCTTCGAGTCAAGAGACGTCGAAGGAATCACGCCAGCCTTGTACAGGTTGTACGTCAGCCAGCATCGATCCACGAGCGAGCGCGGCCCGATCGCGACGGCGGCAAGCGACGTAGATACCCCCGGGTCGAGAAAGCTCGGCCAGCGCGATGGCTTGCCTACACCAAGCGTCTCGAAACCCCAGTTGCCGTAGAACAGCTCGAAGACATCATTGCCGCGTTGCTGTGCTTCGTCGATCGAGAATGGAGGTGAGCTGTTGATCTGCGCCATCTACGACTCCATCCAGTGTTTGTCGACGGGGACAGCCTCCGAGGCAGCGATCGCTGCTTGCCCGTTGCCACCGTTGGCTGCGGCGAAGATCGATTGGCCCGGCGCGAGGACGAACACATCAGAGGCGCCACCCGGAAGCGCGTAGGTCGCACCGATCGAGTTGATGTTGCCGACGTCGCCCACGTCATGGGCGATGAAGATGAGCACGCCACCCGTGTTACGGATGAGCACTCGCATCGGGATCTTCGCAGCTTGAAACAACCTGGCTGGATTCTTCGACCCGATCTGGGGAACTGCGATCGTCTCCACTTTGGAGGGCTGCATAGTGTCAGACCTCTCCGTTAGGGTTAGCGGGTGTTACTCGGCGGACCGACCGAGATGAAGAATCCCTCGAAGGCGACACACACCTTGAGGAAGTTGAGATTGGAGATCACCGAGTTCGCAGGAAACGTCAGCGCGTCGTTGGTGACCTGGAACTGCTCGCCTTTGGCGAGGTAGTACGGATCTGCGAACTCCCACGTGCGCTCCGACGAGCCCTTGACGAATAGCCTGAGCAACGTGGGCGACTTGGTGAGAGAGTTGTTCTTCCCCAGATCCAGGACGCGAGTACGAATCAGCGACGACAGCAGATCTTGGTCGGGCTGGGGAGACAACGCGACGGTGTTGACGTCCTCGGCCACCACGAACGGAATCATGCGGTGAATCTCGAAGGGACGATCGGTCGAGTTGAGAAACGTCGAGTCCGGGAACTGCTGGCCCGGCTGCGCCGTCGTCAGCTCGAGTTCGCCCGCCATGATCCAGGGCTGCCGAGCGGTGATCACACGACCGCCCCACGTAGCAGGAAGACGACCCATTGCTTAACTCCTCGCCGTTTGAACTTGATGGCGGGTTGGATGTTGACTTTCGACTAGCTCTTGCACTGTACACCTTTCTCCAACCAGGACGCAAATGCCGCAGTTCGTCGTCACCCAGAAACTCTCGTTCAAACAACCCACGATCGGGCCCAAGAACTACGTCACCGTCGGCTCGTCAGGCTGGCCCGAGACGTTCTGTCGAAAGGAAACCGATGCTGATCTGCGAGAGTTCTGTGGGCAAGTGAAGCTGGCCGAGCTGGTCGACAACTTCAGAACACAACTCGAGCTTGACCGACAAGGCCAGTGTCACTGGACCGACGTGACTGGGTACTTGTCCCGTATTTTCGGGATGAAGTCGGACGCAGTGCCGATCGCGATCGGTGTTGGATTCTGGGCTCACGTGGTGATGGCAGAGCGCACGAAGGGGGCGAATTGATGCGGACGATCTACGTCGCTGGTGCTTCGAGCGAAATCGAGCGCGCTGAGAAGTGGGAAGCCAAGCTCGAGGAGGCAGGCTTTCGAGTCATCTCGGGATGGACCAAGAACATCCGTGCGGTCGCCAAGGACATGAAGGCTTCGCTCACTGAGGCTGCCAATCCCATGTCCGCCTCTCATGAGCAGCGTAATGCCTGGGCGCAAGCCAACGTGATCAACCTCAGCAACGCGGATGCGTTCTGGTTGCTCTTGCCCGAGACAGCCACGATCGGAGGCTGGATCGAGCTTGGCTGCGCGCTCATGCTCGCGTACGTGGGCCAGTCCGCCGTCGAGCAAGGCCTCCTCGCAACGGGCAAGTACGTGCTGTGCTCGGGCACCGAGCGATCGATCATGACTGCGCTCGCCGATCACTTCGCGACCGATGAAGAGGCGTTCGCGTTCCTGACTTCGAAACCGGAAACGACCGACCCATGATCAAGCTGACGACACGCGAGCACGAGGTGATCGCGCTCATCGCCCAGGGCCTCTCCAACAAGCTCGTCGGCGACAAACTCGGGCTCGCCGAGGGCACCGTGAAGTTCCACCTGCGGAACATCTCGAAGAAGTACAAGACTCGCTCGCGTGTCGTGTGCGCTGTGCGTTGGGCGCTCGATGGTCAAAGACGTTCAGAAACAGCGCCCGAAAAAGACATGACCCAGACGAAAAGTCTGGGTCAGCGGTAACGGCTTGCTCAATGGATTGACTGGGATGAATTTCGAACTCAACCCAGTAGAACCAAAGGCTTTTAAAGTCCAGCCGAGCGTTTGATAAGTCCGTTCGCGCGGACCTTGACGTCCATGAACGTCAAGTTCGCGCCGCCGTCGTTGGCCAGCTGGTTGATGACCAGCGGGGCCTTTGGCTCGAACGGGAACCGGAACCCGATGTTCTCGCGCAGCCAGATGGGCAGCACCATCGACTGGCGATCGCGCGGCGACGGCACACCGTTGTTCGCCAGCTCGGTGGTGGCGTTCGTGGTGAACATCGTGTAGCCGACGCCCGCGGGGTAGTCGGACAGCACGCCGTAGCTGTACGGCCGCGTGTTGTAGAAGAAGTACGCGAACGTCACGCGGTTGACGTTGAAGATCGTCGACAGCAGCGGCAGGTTCGACAGCGCGCCCGTGCCATCAGCGAGCACTGGCTGGGTCTGACCCGTCTGCGGACGCTCGACGCGCACGTACTCGATGCACACCGAGTAGATGAACGCCTCCCACGCCAGCGGCAGGCCATTGTCGCCCGCGCGCGGGGTGTTGGTGTCGACGTCCG